TTGCCCTTCTTGGCGCGCTTCTTGTTCTCCCTGTCGATGTGCTTGGTCATGCGGGAGTACGCGCCGCTGGCCTGGCCCGGAGGCTGGCACAGCACGACGTTGGTGAGGTCTATGTGCGGGCGCTGCCGCCCCGTTGCGCCCAGTGCGGCGTTCCACTCGTTGCCGCTACGACCCACGAGCGGGCGCCCGATGCGTGTCTCGTCGGCACCAGGCGTCTCGGCTACAGCGAGCACCTTGGCACCAGGGTGGATCTCGGCAGGCACTGGTGACCAGGGGTCACGCGCCATGAATCCGTCAGGTCCGAGTGGGCACTCGTCGCATTTGGCTCCACACTCGCGGGGGTCGAATCCGTGGGTGGAGTGTCTCTGTGTGGTCACGGGGGTTCAGTGGTAGAGGGTTGCGCGGAAGAGTCAGGGTTAGGTCCATCGGGTGACGAGGCGGGGAGCCCCGCCACCCGAGAAGGGCCGTCGCATCGGGACCTACACGACGCGACGGCCAGGGAACATCATGGAGCAGACGATGTTCCCCAAGCTCTCGTCAGCTGACGATCTGCTGGGCCGCCGAAGGCGGAGGTGGCAGAGTCGCCTGCACGGCGGGAGCACCGGCGCCGTTAGCCACTGGGGCCGTCGACACCTGGGTTGCAGCGACGGTGTCGTCAGACTTCACCGTTGCTCCGCTGCTCTTGAGCGCGTCGTACTGCGCCTTGTTCATCCAGCGCACGATCTTCGAGAAGGAACCCTCGATGCCTTGCTGACCTGGAACGAACTCGACGTAGCCCTTACGGCCACCGTTGGCAGACGCCAGGAACCACTCGTCGGTGATCGCCTGCGCTCCCTCGATGTCCGATGCGCCGTAGCCCATGGACTCGAGGACTGACCGAAGACCAGCCGTCCGACCGCGAACCTGACGCTCATCCAGACCCTGGAAGGCGTTGCCGTCCGCGTCGTGGGTGAGGGACACGAAGTCCAAGGTCCGATAGCCGTTGGGCAGCTGCACGCGAAAGCGCCGCTTCTGCGCGTTCTTCGGGTCGAGAATGACCTCAGTGATTGAGGCCTCGTAGAATCCGGCCTCGGGGGCCGGTGCGCCGATGGCAGTGATGCCCTCGAACGCCTTACCGGGAATCATGAAAGTACCCATGATGGGATGCTCCAATGTTGATAGTTAGGGGCGGAAGCCCCGGTTGCGGGCGTGAGCCCAGGGTTAGGCAGAGGCCAAGACGGCCAAGGCCATTCAGGAAGATGGGGGTGGCGGCGGAAGCGTGGGCGACCTGACGGCTTCCTTCTGCTCCGTCGCACTGAAGTCGAACAGACCCTTGGTCCGCTGCTGCCGCAGCACGCCACGGGCGATGCCGTCCTGGCAGGCCCAGCGCAGGTGCAGCTCATGCACACCAGAGACTGACGCGCAGCCCTGGTCGATGGCCTCACGGACAGGCCGACCACTGGTCAGCGCCGTAGCGACCACCTCAGCTACGTCGTCCTGCCACTCCAGGCCAGGGTAGCGTGCGAGTTGGTAGCCAGTCGTCGAGGCCCGAAGAACCTCGCGGATGTTGCCCGGCGTCTTCTTCGTGCACACACCCGTCCGGTCACCCGTCACCCAGTCCGAGTCGGTGGGGTCACAGTAGTAGATGGCAGGGAACCAGGGGTCCGGGTAGCCAGGGTCCACCATGGCGCGCACGTTGATGTCGCACCAGGACGGCAGAGTCTCCGTCTGGTTGCGTGACGGCACGTCAGGCCCGCCGGGGCAGAAGCGCCCGTCAATGTTGGAGCCAGGCGCACGCTCATGGAACGTCATCGCCAGGTGCACACCCAGGTGGCGCGAGAGGCCAGCGAGCTGCAGCAGGTGGCGGTTGAGCTGCTGGTATTGGTAGAAGCGGTCCTTCTTACCCGACCGCCCCGCCGGAGCCGTGTCCTGCCAGAACAGCATCGACTGCTGGCAGATGTGGCTGGCGTCGTCGATGACGAGCGCGCCGTAGGGACGCAGAGTCTCAGGGCTCTGAGCCAGTCCCTCCAGCATCTGCACCAGGTCCGGTAGCGTCTGCGGCGGGTTGGGATGGATGGCTGGCTGGATGCCAAGCTCGTTGTTGGCGACCAGGGCGATGGCCGAGGGCACGCCGAGGAACAGCCCGTTCGGAAACGCTGCGATTACGTCAGAGGTCTTCTTCTTCTTCGGCTTGCCATAGACGCACGCCATCACTGTAGGTGGTGAAGGATTCATGTTTGCTCCAGGTATTGGGTAATCAGACTCAGGGGTATTGGCGAGGATGCGTAGGTCCGTACGAGGCGGGCCCTTGACGGGTCAGGGCATGTTCTTTGCTGCCTCTCCGTAGAAGCACAACTTGATGGCGGCGCACGCGCCATAGCGACCCACGCAGACGGTCTCGCTCTGCGCCTTGGGCCAGTTCCACAGGTCTTCGTCCAGGTCCAGACGAGCGAGTGCGTGCTCTGCGCGCCACAGCATCTGTGCGAAGTGGGCGTCTCGGTGAGGCGTCGCCGGCACAGCGGGACGCGCTACGCGCCAGGGGTCTTGGGTCTGAATGAGATTCAGCGCGACGCCACCGAACGCCTCGCCGTACAGCTGTCGGCCCATGATGCGGAAGGCAGCGAAGCCACCGTCGATAGCGTAGGCATCCAGGGAGCGGTTCGTCTCTACCCGCGCCTGGTGCTTGTGGTCCCAGATGTGGATGCGGCCCGCCCGGTCCTGGCTCACCATGTCGATGCGCCTGGTGAGTACGATGGCCTTGCCTGCTTCCGGGTGACCGTGCAGACCAAGCGGTGTGACGTTGATGATGCTGCCGTCCCATGCCTTGAGCGTCATCTGCTCACGGTCAATCTGCCCGTTGTCTTGCAGCTCATCCAGGGACACGACCCACAGTCCCCACTCCCCGGACTTGTTACCGAGCACGGCAGTCACTGGGTACTCGACCGCAACGACACGGCCAGGCGGCTCAGGGAACTTGGAGAGGTAGCGACGGAACGTCTCGTTCATGCGGTCCAGGTGCTCGTGCCCACCGTTGACATCGCAGTACAGCTCGACTGCGACCTCGGGGTCCAGGAACACCTCGGGGTCGGTGTAGTGCTTGGCGTCTACCCAGACACCCTGAGGGTCGGCAGCTCCCCAGATGGCGTGCTGGTGGGCCTGCATGATGTGACCCATCGAACCTCTTGTAAGAGCGTCAGCCGGTATCAAGGAGATGTCCAGCCGCTCGCCGTAAGAGAACAGCTGTGGGCACTTGAAGAAGTTGCCGATGCGTGACCAGCCACTGGCGCTACGCCCTGCGTCGATGAGTACCTTGTCTGTCATTTGAGCCCTCGTTGCACAAGGCGCTCATCCACAACCTGGAGCAGTCGGTCGTACTTCTGCTGCACCTTGGCCAACTGTTGGTCAATACATGCATCGCATGTCGTATCCAAGAGCCACGCGGCAACGGCTCTCTCGGCTCTCTCTGCTCTCTCTGTCTTCTGCTTCTTGGTCATCTCATGCTCACACTTGGTCATGCTGCCCCCAGCTTGCTGACGATGGAGTCCAGTAGGCCCGCCTTGTCTTCGGTACCCAGCAGCTTGCCGCTCAGGCCGTCAAGCTCGTCCGCCTGGAGGAAGTCTTCGATGGGTCCGAACTTGTCCACCAGTATCTCTACCACGCGCTCGTCGTAGGTACCGCTGGCGACCACGACCTTGAGCAGCGTGGCGCTACCACCGAGGCGGTCGAAGCGTCCCTTCCACTGCACGAAGTCACCAGGCTTCCAGGGCAACATCGCGAACACAGCGAGGTCTGCGGTCTGTAGACCGTCCACGCCAGTGCCGACGCTTTGACCCGTGGCGACAAGACAACAAGGTCCGGTGGACTCACGAAACGTGTCGATCATGTCGTCACGTTCTGACTCGCTTACCCCACCATGGGCCATCCAGATGGGTACCGTTCCTTGCGCCTCGTCACCACGGGTCGCGGCGCGTCGTATTTCATGCGCCCACAGTTCGGTCTCCCGACGCCTCGCTGTGAACACTACGACCTTACCGCCCCCTTTCAGACCCTCAAGCACCTCGCCGACTACGTACTTCCGCTTCCTGCTACACGCCTGTGCGAGCCGTGCCTCGACGACACGCAGCCGTGCATCCTCATCTGCTTCTGCTCTCGCTTCCTTAGTGAGGCTCTTGATGGCCTGTCCAAAAGTCTTACCGTCACTCCACCGCTCCGCTCTGTTCAGTTCCGTGTTGCTCAGGTACACGACCTGCACCCGCGTGTCGGGCAGGGCTGCGTGGCTCTCGCTGTACGGAACCTCGTGCATGATCCATGCGCATCGGGCCTTCAGCTCCGTCATGTTCGACGAGCCCTTGTCGTCCAGGCCGCCGTACTCTCCCGGCCTCGCTGCGCAGTAACGCTTGGCGAACCGCGAGTAGCTATGCGAGAAGCCACCCGGCGCCAGGAGGTCGAGCTGCGACCACAGCCGCCTCGTCCTACCGTCGTCCAGGGGCGTGGCCGTTAGCCCCATACGCAGCTGCAGGCTGGGCAGCCGGCTAACTTCCATGGCAGCCACGGCCCGGTTCTCCCGGTCAACCTTGGAGCCTGCGCGCTCACTGGCCGCAGTCTTGCGGCGCTCGAAGCTGACTGAGCCGTCCGCCTGGGGGATGGCACGCCACCGCTTCCGGCTCCCGTGCGTGTGCAGCTCATCGAGAATCAGAACCTCAGGCTCCACGGTGCGGATGGCCTCCAGGTTGTCGGGCAGTGACTCCGCGCCGACGATGACGAAGGGGCTCTGCCTCGTGCTCTCGCACTCCAGGAGGTACTCGCTGAGCGTCTGCTCGTTCTTACGCATGTCCGACTTGGGCCGGATGCGGAAGGGCTTGAGCGTCGTGTACTCCTGGACCTGGCTCCACCAGACGTGGCGAGCCTTGGCAGGCGCGACCACCAGGACGGGGCCGTCGTGAGCAGTAGCTGCCATGATGGCACCCAGTGTCTTGCCGCTACCACAGGCCCACACGCTCATTACCCAGGGACGGGCGCCTGACCAGGCAACACCTGCAAACTGGTACGGCGTAGCGATGTCAAGAACGTGCGGGCGTAGGGTACCACCCGCAACCGCGTTCTTGGCCGCTCTCTTACCGCGGCGCAGAGCCGCCTCGCGGAACTCCTCTGTGTCCTGCCAGAACAACGTGGCCAGCCGCGCGCTCTCCTCGTCCTTACGCATGTCCGATCGCCGATGGTAGGCGACACCGCGCTCAGTGAGCTGCGCCTCTACAAGCCATGCGCCGTGCACCGGGACAACCACGTCATAGACTCCGAAGCTGCCAGTTGTAAAGCTGTCAGCCGTGCCAAGCTCGATGGCCTTATGCAATCGATGCCTGCGTGTCCCCGAGGAGAGACGCCCGTAGACCAACGTGCCTGGTACAATGTCCTCCAGGCCGGCGAGGAACGACGGGTCTGGGCCGCGCTCAACGACAAAGATGATGTCCGGTTGCCCGTTCACTTGTGCTCCAAGGGTGTGCTCTGTAGGTCGTTGAGAGCGTAAGGGAGTCTCTCCAGCGTGTCAAGTAGAAACTTGACAAGGTGGGTCGTTGGGACTACCTTCATCGAAGGGGAGTTCACATGACCAAGAAGACAGAAGCTACAGACGAAGCAGCCGCCGGTGCGACCTTCGGCACCATCGTGCGTGAGTCCCGCCAGGTCCGACTCTGGACCAAGGCTGAGCTGGCCCGGCGCGCAGCCATGACGCAGGCAGAGGTCAACCGTATCGAGTCCGGCAAGCGGATGCCGACCCTGCGCCACGTCAAGTGCCTGGCCTCTGCGTTCTCTGAGAGCCCCCGAGACGATGAGCCCGAGACTTATCAGGGCTGGCTGGCTATCCTTGTCGAGGTCGGTGAGTCCTCCAGGCAGGACTTCCGTGCTGCGCAGAGGGCGTAGCCGATGACCCTGAGGCGCTTGATGAAAGACCCCGACACCGAAGCGCGGAACATCGCTCTCGCCCGTGCGGCGCGAGACGGTGCTCAGCTGGTGCTCGCGCTGCGTGAGATTGGCTGGCGCGACGCCCACGTCGAGCGCATCCCTGCCGGAGGCTACGATGCCGACGAGGGCCGCAGCTCTATGGCGCCTGGGGGCTACTACCTCTACATCGAGGGTGCGCCGATTGCTGGTGGGTTCCATGAGTTTCCTGATGTGGCGATGGAGGAACTCCTCGACCGCGCGGCTGACCTGTTCTACTTTGACATCCCTGAGGTATGAAGCCCGTCACGCAGCTCAGACACCGTGACGCTCTCTCCCTCGGCCTCCAGGAGCCAGGCTGCAATCATCTCGAAGCAGTCGTCCAGGCTATCCAGAGTCCCCGTGTAGCTCTCTGCGCCGAGCGGCTCCCATGTCCCGCAGAACGCACGGCCCACCCCCCACCACTGGACTGAGCCCTCGCCGTCCGCCACCTCAAAGGTGAACCGGTACAGCTGCGAGCCCACGTTGACCAACGCCTCGGCGTAACGCTCCAGGAGCACACGCTCCCGAAGCGCCTCGTAACGCTGGTCAACCTTAGCCACGGGCATCACTCGCCTCCTTAGAACGGGTGGTTGTAGTTGCTGTCGTCCGGCGGCCCGTCGTCGGGTGCCTCGTCGGGTGGTCCCTGTCTGATGGCGCTCTCGATGGCCTCCTTCTCCTCGAAGCTGTCGAGGGTCACGGGGCAGTCCATACTCACCTCCTGCACACGCGCCTCCCCGGCACAGCCAGGGGTGTCGTAGGTGTCGGGCTCGTCAGGTACGACGCGCACCTCAACCTCAATCTCGATGGTCCGCTCGATGGTCACGGTCGTTGTGTATGCTCCGCTCATCACTCACCTCCCTTGGTGAGCAGCGTGGGTGCTACGGTCAGT